CTTATTAAAAAAGCAAGTTCTACCATGTTGGTAGGACTTCTTTCTATAATTCCCATAATGAATAATTTATTGGAACAGAGATTCTTCCGATTATTATCGGAATACTCACAGCGTAAAGTTTCTGCATCCGAATTTACAGAAGCTATTGAAGAACTGGCTACACATTTAGCTGATTTCAGTTTAAACGAACAGGATTATAGCGTTTTACTTCGTTATTTCTCCTTTGGTTTACATCGACTTAAATCGTATCGTGTGCGGTTTGAGCAAGAAAAAAATACCCTATTTGCATTTGATTGATGAAGCAATAGAACTAATCAAAACAGAAGTACGCATAGTGAATTTGCGTATCAAATACCCCGAACAATTCCAGCAACACGCAAATAAGCTATTCTTTTCTCCTCTCCATTTAGCTGATAAAACAAGCCTTATCAATATCATGGAAATTGTCAGCGGTCTATTTCTCTCCCAGCGTATAATATATCAGAATGGCAAACCCGTTCACTTGACGGATTTAGGCAAAACTTTTGAATGGCTTTTCAATATCAAATTGGGTGATTATCACCAAAAGTACATGGATGTCATCAAGCGAAAGCCAGCCAAACTAACGGAGTTCCTTAATGAACTGGCAAACCTTATCCGCAAAGAACACGAAAATAAAGGGTATAGATAATCAGGTGTTTAGCATCAATTTATACGGGGTAGCGTATGCTACCCTGTAACTTGTTTGCTTCACTTTTCTGAACTTTGCTTCATCAATCGATTGGTAATCATTAATGTGTAACCTAAAAAATGAAGCAAATATGTATGTAGATAATTACGAGTTCAAAGACTGGATGCAAAAATTACTTGAGAAACTTGAAGAAGTAGGTAAAGATGTAAAGAGTTTGCAGACCAACCCCCAAGTGATGCCGAATGACAAACTTTTGGATAATCAGGATTTATGCCTGCTATTCAAAGTAAGTACACGGACATTGCAGAGATTGAGAAGCAAGAAACTACTGCCCTTTATGATGATTAGCGGAAAAGCCTATTACCGAGCTTCCGATGTGCGAGAGTTCATAAAGGAACGGTTTGATGTGGGTACGCTTCGAAAGTTCGAGAAAGAACACGGAAGCGAATAGGTAAGAGTGAAATTCATCCCGAAGCTGTACACGTGGCAGTTTCGGGATGTTTTTCTTTTGGCAAGTTTTTGTTGTTCATCTGCCGATATGTACTTTCTATTTAAAATATTGGGATAAAGGTCTTATTGCTTTTGTTTATAATAATGAGCTTCAAGGTTATGTAATTGCTGTATAAATAGATTAGTCTGCTTACTGTTTTCTACCTTATCATATAAACTAACTATTATATATTCTTGCAATAAATCTTTGTTTGTTATGCAGTGACTGAAATCATATACTTTTGTATTAGAATCTAACTTTGTTATATCTTGAACATTAATGTGGTCGGGCATATATCCGTAAACATTGGTATAAGATGTGGTTTTACTCCATTTCCAAGTATAAGTACGAGATCCTCCAAAACTATCAGAAGTATATGTTTTAATAAAATATAGAATTCGTAGCTTTTTATATAAATATAATGCAAGAATGATAAATCCGATGACTAAAACTATTATCCACAATGATATTCTATAGTTTAGATATGAGGATGGGATACTAAATAGGATTTCCAAAATTCCTATTAAAGACAAGATTCCTCCGATAATCGGATTAGTAAAGAATAGTATCAACTTTTTCATATGCTCAATTATGCGTTTTCACTTTTATATGAAACAAAAGTAGTCATTTCTCTATAATTATTTCATTTTCAAAGGAGAATAATTATCTTTGTTAAGATTATATGATAATATAAAAATGTGCTACCAGTGATCCTTTATGGAGAAAGATTATAATTTACTGAATACAACACCCGTTAGTCCTATATTAAAGCAAACAACTAACAGTAAAAATTCATCTCGAAGCTGTACACGTGGCAGTTTCGAGATGTTTTTTTTGGGGGGGCAAGCTTGTACTTATTTCTCTGCCGATATTATCCCCTCTTCCTTATAAGATGCTTCAAACTGTTTGGTAAGCGCAATAATCTGCTGGTTCGTCTTTACCAGTTCAACAGTGTATTGTTTCAGTTTGTAAAGTAGGGCAAGTGCTTTCTTTTCCGTAAAGTTGGAATGAAGTTCTTTCACCGTTTGGTTATAGAGTATGCCTATGCTCCTGAATTGTGAAAACAGTTGGGAGAGTTGGATGTAATAATCAACCTTGCTTTTATCAATCCTAAGTACCTTAAACGACTTCCCAAAGATGCAGTTCTTAATAAAATGTGCTTTTACCTTGTAACCTGACTGGTCGTAAAAGGCTAAGAACTTGGCGTTCTCCACATCGTCCAAATTAAGAGAATAGCGGTGTGTTCGTGGGTCAAGTTTAGGCTTGCACCCGCCTTTGTTAAATGGCTTCTTTTTCTGTTCCATAATGATAATTATTTACTGGTTATACGACTTCGGAGTAAAACTAACCACCTTTTAAGGTGGCAAGGTTTTGAGGCACAAAAAATGAAATGAGTGCCTCAAAACACAACTTGCTGTTATCATGTGATAACAAAAATCTTCCCTATGGTCAGATTGCAAAAGCAAGCGGCTTGGCTTTATCCTATGTCTGTTTATTGGTTACAAAATTACAGACAGCAATTTACCTTTGAAATATGCCCTATTACGCCAAATTGGGAGACAAACGGACAAAGCAACCCCATTTTTAAAAGCATCTATTTTTACCCTTTTCTTTGCTGAAAATTGATTGAATGGCAACAATATATAAGACAGTCAAGCAAGGTTCAAATATGGCTTTAAACCATATTTGAAAACCGTTTAGAAATATAGCAACACTGCTATAAAATTGGCTTGTTCCCTTTCAATCAATATCAGAAATCAATCAACCTATTTATAAACTATTAGAATTTGAAAGCATGGAAAAAGAAAAACAATCATTACAGGAAACTGGAAGTAAGGAACAGGAAAGCTATAAATCGGTGTTTCTTAAAAAGCGGTCGGTTTGCAATCGTCAAAGCGTGTACATAAGCGGAGAGATACAGAAACGTATTGTTCAGATTGTAGGCGTGATTACAAACAAGCAGGTAAGCATCGGAAATTTTATTGATAACGTACTGGAAGAACATTTAAGTGCGCACAATGATGTCCTTTCGGCTCTCTACCGGGAAGAAATGCAAAAAGGAATATTCAACCAGCCAAAAGAGAAAGACGTATGAATATCGTAACTATTGAGGAACAGACCTTTAAACAGATATGCGGGCAGTTCTCCGGTTTCGTCAGTCAGGTGGAACGGATTTGTAGAGAGAATACTCACCAGCCGGAGAAATGGTTGTCAGGTCGTGAAGTGTGCGCCCTGCTCGGTATCAGCATCCGAAGTTTGCAGAACTACCGGGACAGTGGCAAACTGGGCTATTCCCAAATCGGTAACAAACTATACTATAAATCTGCCGACATAGAAAGATTGATTGCTGAATGTACGGAAAACAAGAAAACAAATCATATATCAAACAATAAATAAAGATGGTCTTATGGAAAAGAAAGAAGAAAATAATACAGAAATAAAGCAGTCATTCAACTTGTCTGCCATTGTCGGAATATGGGAAAGTCTAAATCTTCATCCTACGGTAATGATATACCAAAGTAAGAAAAAGTATCTGCTTTCGATGCTCCATGTATCGGATAACGGACAGGCGCAACCAGCCACTTATGAAATACAAAAGGAAGATAGCCGTTACTTTATCGTTTCAGTCTTTAAACAGCTTTATATCGGCTATGACAAGGTAAAAGACAGCCTTTCCATTTCTTATTATGGCGAGTATTTGCGTAACTGACAGGTGATATATATCAATCATTCAAACCAATTATAAATCAATAAAACGATATAACAATATGGAACTGATAAACGGCAACAATGAGATAATTAAGGATTTCTTTCAGTCTATGGAAAGAATGTTAGAGGGTATCGGTAAACTGGCAAGGGAAAGCAGACCGCATTTGAACGGTGAGAAGTTTCTAAGCAACCGGGAAGCATCCCAATATTTGAAAGTAAGCATCCGCACGCTGCAAGAATGGCGAGATACGGGTGTTATCCCTTACATTCAGATAAAAGGCAAAATAATCTATCGTCAAAGCGACATAGAACGGCTTTTGCAGACCTACTATAATAAAGAACGGCAGGAATAATCTGCTACCCTTAAAAAACACATTTTTTTCCGAAACTGACTAAGAACATTAACTCTATCAGTGTAGTATTCCGTCGGTGCAAGCCTTTGGAAGAAAATACAACCCGGAGCGTAGCGCAGGTGTGGAGATTTTCTTTCAAACCCGTAGGGCTTGGGCTTGAACGGACGGAATACGGAGCTTACCTTTGTTAATGTTTTATTCAGCTTCGGAAAATTCCTCTTAAAAAGAAATCAAACAAAATCATATTGCACCCAATAAAATTCCGTATATTTGTTTTTAAATACTAAAATCATGGAAAATAGAATATTAGAATTTATTGGACATTATAATACTGCACCATTTTTATTTGTTGGTTCTGGATTTTCACGTAGATATTTAGGCTTAGAAGATTGGGAAGGATTGCTAAAACGGTTTGCTACATTAAATAATGTAGATTATCAATATTACTTTTCATCTTCCGGTGGTAAGCTACCTCGAATAGCATCTTTAATTGCGGAAGACTTACATGAACGATGGTGGAAATTGCCTGAATATGAAAAAAGTAGAAATAGATATAAAGAATATAATACAAATAAATATTCTGCATTAAAAATAGAAATATCTCATTATCTGAAAGGGAAAATGGATATCAAAATCCAAGATAAAATACTTTTAGAAGAATTAGATTTATGCAAAAAAATAGTCATAGACGGTATTATAACAACAAACTACGACAACTTATTAGAAAAAATATTTAGTGATTTTAAAACATATATCGGTCAAGAAGAATTGTTCTTTTCATCTCCTCAAGGAGTTGGAGAAATATATAAAATACATGGCTGTCAATCCAAACCTAACTCCTTAATATTAACCGATGAAGATTATATTTCTTTTGAAAAGAAAAATCCATATTTAGCAGCTAAGTTACTTACGATATTTACAGAGCATCCAATCATTTTTATTGGTTATTCTTTAACCGATGAAAACATTCTCAAAATTTTAAACTCAATAGCACAATGTTTAACAAGTGACAACCTGCAAAAATTAAAAAATAGGCTTATTTTTATTCAATATAATGTATCTCAACAAGAGATAGAATATGCAACTCATACTATAGCACATGAAGAAATACGTATTCCTGTAAAAACTATCACAATGAGTGATTTTAGACCACTATTTCTTGCATTATCATCTATTAAGAGAAAATTTCCCGCAGGTTTACTTCGCTTATTAAAAGAACATATATATGAACTTGTTATGACAACAGACTCGTCATCTAAAGTTTATGTACAAAATATTGATTCAAAAGAAGACATCAAGAATTTAGATGTTGTTTTGGGGATAGGTGCTATTAATAAAGTTGTAAAGGCTGGATATAGACGTTATGAACGGAAAGATTTGATTGAAGATATTCTTATAAAAGATAAATCGTTGAATAATAATGATATTGTAAATGTTACTTTACCTGCTTTATTAAAGAGCACAAAATATCTGCCATTCTTTAAATATTTGGTCAATTCAAATTACTATCAAGAGCAGAAACCCATAGACACTGTTGATGAAAGAATTATAAAACATCATTTATTGGCTATACAACATAAATTTTATGAGCCTACCGGAAAATATGACATTAGGAAGAAAAAAGATGTTGCATCTTATCAAGAAACAATGATTGATTTTATCGACGAATTTGGGTTAGAATATATTAAATATATACCATATCTAAAAAAAGACAAAATCAACTCTGACGATTTATTTGAAGTCTTGAATAAGCATATTTCTGTTTTAGAAGGAAATAATGAAAATCTAAAAAGCGTTTTTTACAAAATGATATGCTATTATGATTTTCTCAAATATCATTTAGGAAAATGATTCAAGAAAAAATAGGCAATCAATAGCATGGCATATAGCTATTGATTGCCCTCATTCTCTATTTTATAAGAAAATTTCTTTCCACATTTGCCATATCACGCATAATAGAGCTATCTAAAACTTTTGCATAATGCTGTGTCATTCGGATATTGGAATGTCCCAAAATCTTAGACACATTTTCCATTGATACATCATTGGCAAGGAAAACAACTGTAGCCGCAGTATGTCTTGCAACATGCGTAGTTAGACGTTTAGTAATGCCGCATAAATCAGCGATTTCTTTTAAGTAGGCATTCATGCGCTGATTACTGATTACAGGCAAAAGTACACCTTTCTTTATGCACTCTGCATTATCTTCATATTTCCTCAATATCCTTTGAGGAATAGATAAAACAGGAATATTGCACATTTGATTAGTTTTCTGTCGTGCCTTGCGTATCCATAAAGCACCACTATTGTCTTTTATCAGATGTTCACGGCTTAACTGCTGCACATCAACGAAAGCAAGCGCAGTAAAACAGCAAAAGACAAAAATGTCCCTTACCTGCTCCAGCCGTTTAATAGTAAATTCCTTGTTCATTAGAATATCCAGTTCCTCACGTGAAAGAAATTCCACATTTACTTCTTCCTGCTTGAAGTGGATGCCGTAAAATGGGTCTTTCTTTATCCAGTCGTTAGCCAAAGCAATACGGACAACCTTTTTCAAGTTCTTCAAATGTTTCAATGCAGAGTTGTTTTGGCAATGCTTATCCGTTTTCAGCCAAAAATCAAAATCACGGATAAACTGCCCATCCAGTTCTGCCAACATTATATCATCATGGTGGTAACAACTGCGGATATATTCTTTCAGGCGGTTTATGGAAGTATCAAACTTGGTAACGGTGCTTTCAGTATATTCTTTGCCAATCAGGGCACGACATTTTTCGTTATGCTCTGCATACATTTCCAGCAAACTGCGCTGTACCTTGTCCCGTCCGTAAAAACAATCCTTTATTATATCGGCTGTTATTGGCTTGTTATCTATCTCCAGTTCTCGGTGTATCTGCAATACTTTGGCACGAACCGTATTAATATAGTGGTTCAGTTCTGTGGCTACACGGTCTTTTCCTTTGGAACATTCCTTTTTCTGATTCCATAAATCTACAGGAATATTCCGTTTAATCATAACTTCGGCTACTCGCTTGTTTACGGTGATGCGCATACAAACAGGAGCTTCACCGTTTTTCAGAAGTTTTGATTTCTTAATGATGAACAATACGCTTAATGTGTTTCTTTTCACTGCTCCCATAATTCTTTGATTTTTAAGTGATACAAAATTAGTTTGTTACGCTCAAAAACCAGCTACGCAAAATACTGACAATCAAAGACAAATGCGTCAATTCGTGGGAGCAAAACCGGCTTTCAAAAAGTCCCATGAATAAGCCACGTAAGGACTGCCTAAAACCGCTATTTTTTGCCGAAGCGGAGAAAAAGAAAAAGCTCTGAAATCCTTGAATTTCAGAGCTTTGCTTTAATTTGCTATTTGCTTTCGCGGTGCGTACGGAACTAACACATTTTACTATCATACTGATAATCAGTAAAATACTTGTTAAAAATATATTAATGGTATCATATTTATATCATCTCCGCTTATTTTCTTCTATAATTTTATGCAAAGCTTCTATTTGCATCATTGCACCCTCATAAGCCGCTTTATAATTGACATTCGCATCAATATCCGTCTCAATCATATTCCCTTTGCCAGTACAAAGCCACTTCACATTCAATTCCGGAAACTTATCCACAATACGAGCTATTATATCAGTTCCAATAGCCCCCTTCCCGTTCCTTATGGAGTTATAGATGTATCTATTTGACAATTCACAATAAGCCTCAAACGAGTTCTCACCTTTGACAACTCCCTTATCACGTGCATACCTTGCAAATTTTCGTAATCTGTCAATAGCCCTTTCTTCCATATCAAATAATCTTTTGACTTATTATGCGTAATGCTTGCCACATCCCCCTTATTTCTCTTCTCTCGACATCTAACTGGCCATGCTTGGGGTTATCAGCCTTTAAAGTCAGCACATTATCCAAGAAAAGACTGTTTTTCAATATCCGCTTGACTGAAAGCGTTTTCCCATACACAATACTCACAACTCCTGACGCGCTTTCCCACAAACCTTCTTCTATTTTGCGAGCAAGAATTTTAGCTCCGTCCGGTATAGTTGGCTCCATGCTGTCACCACGTACTTGAAAGACCATATAAGAATCATCAAGCACTTCACCTTCTTCCGGCATGACACCATAAGAATCAATTTCATAAGCTGTGTTATATAAGCTTTCGACAAATGAAGCCGCAGCATCTATCGGAACATATTTTACTTTTACAAGAATATCTTGAAGATAAGGAGCTACTTTACTAATCGTAGAGTCTGATTGCATTCTCGCATTTTTCAGAGCATCCCTAATATCCTTCTCCGAAGGTTCTATCTGTCCTGATGGAGTCTTTGCAAACAAACCTTCTCCAGTATATAGCCATGCTCTGCTCACATCATACTTCTCACAAAAAGCATCAATTGTTTTTTTACTTGGTAACTGAATCCCTTTTTTTATACTGGTAAGAGTTGATTCACTGGATATAATATTGTCTTTCTTCAATTTATACCCACTCAAACCACAATATGAAATTGCTTGCAAAAACCTTTTTGAGAGATCACTCAATTTTTTATCGTCAACTTCTTGCATACTTCGTAAATTAAGTAGTATATTTGCATCCGTAATAGTAGCAGTATTACCACATAAATTGATTAAACATCCTATTTGGAGTTTATATATAGAAATCCGTAAATAGCTGCTACCTATTTGCGGATTTTCTTTTTCTCCACATTGTGTAATCGGCGGTAGGCCGCATAGCGGAGAGACAGAGGGTTACACTCTTACAACTCAATACTGCGAAGGGCGTGCGATATTGAGAGGCAAACGAAACCGGGATGCCTGCACAGCTACAAGTAAGCGAAAAATCCGGGAAGTCGGGTAACTTGTTAATGCCCGGCCAGCTAAGAACGGCGTACTTATACGAACGAGACATTTCTTATGCTGCATATAGCAAAAACGGGAAACCGTCTAAGGGCTAACTATGCAGCAATCCAGCACCTTACCGAATGAGATCGTCTTTTACTTCTTCAATTATTACAATACTAATAGAACGACATTACTTTTTTTCAGAAAGCTTTCTTTTTACGCAAACCTCACTTGTATAACATTTTATAAACCAACAATTTACATTAAAACATGTTTTATAACATACGAAATACTACAAATTTTAAGAAGTATTTTATTGTACTTCTGAAAATATGAAGTATATTTGCAACGTCAAACAAACAAAGAGTGTAAGTTTGAACAACAAGAAAGCTGGCGACTTCAAAAGCCACTTACTACATATCTCATTGGCAAATGTAGTTGTTAGCTTTCTTTTATGCAAATTTTTTGTGGAAAATTTAAGTATAAAATAGAAAATAATATGAAAGTAACAAAGAAAGATATTCTAAGCATTAAAGCTGGTTCTTCCAAAGTAATGCAGCTGGATTCTTACAAGGATTGCGTCAATGCAAGAAGCTACGCCTATCAATTAGCTTTTACTGATCCCCGTGAAGATGTTGAAAGATATTCAATATCCATCGACAAAGATAAAAATCAGATAACCATCGAAGCGATAAAGAAATGAACCGTTCAGATGCCAAAATGATTGCAGAAGAACTGCACAAGTTTATTCGCAATGATGTGAGAAAGGCTGTAACTGAAATGGCGACTGCTGAAACCGAAGAGTATTTGAATGCCAAACAAGCTGCTGTATTTCTCGGATGGAAGTTGCAAACCTTATACAATCGAATACATGATATTCCTCACACCAAAAATGGCAAGAGTCTCATTTTTACCAAATCAGCTTTGAGAAAATTCATGGAAAGAAAATAATCCCGGACGGATTTGGCCGTCTTTCCGGGAACTAACAAAACGTTCTTTGACATATTGTATAGTCTGAACAAATAAAGACTTAAAACAAGGTTTACTGCTTATCTAAAGGGCGAAATAGACCGACAAAGTAGCCAAAGCGGATTAGTGAAAAGAGTGTGAATACGGACTGCCAATAAGAAGATGCAGCACACGAATCACTAAGTTATCAAAAACAACTTATATTATGACAAAGTAAACGTAGGGCGTTTATAAATACATTCTTAACTGAATAGATACTTTAAATGATATATATACCCGTGCTTCGCAAGAAGCGGTCACCGCTAAAAAGCTACGGCCAACAATCCATCGGAACGCGGACGGGAACACATTTTAAATGCTAAAAGTATGAAAGGATTTACAGAAATGACCGAGCAAGAGATTCTTGCGTTAACGGAGGAAGATGTACAGAAATTGATTAAACTCCGCATGATGGAGGAAGGTATCAAAATTATGGATAAGCCGGAGGTTCCCGAATTGTTTGAGATTGAACCTGCTGATTTGAAAGTGTTCACGATCCCATTCTTTGAAGGTTACGCTTTTACAGACATGGAAGAAGCGAATGCGGTAGCAGAAGCATTACGTAATGCGAAAACCCTTCGCAAAGTTGAATACGATTGGAACAAACTCGGAAGCGACTACAAATATCTCGTCAAGAAAGATAAATACAATTACTCTATCAAGCCAGACTTTGAGGTTAACTGTGGCTTTGTATATTCAAGTGAACTATACGAAAAGATTTCAAACTTTGCCGCACAGAACAAGGTTATGAAAGAACAAGCAGCGAAAGACCAAAAAGAATATGACGAAAAGATGCAAGAAGCGTCCGGTATTATCTCGGAAATAAGCGGACGGGTTAAAGAGGTCAAAGTTAAGTATGAGCGATTGAATAGGCTTACTTACAAATTCGCTACTGACTATTATCCCCTTTCCGATCACAATGAGGATATGGCAATGAAATTTATGGCTAAAGCCTATTCTTTTACAGATAAAGAAAAAGAATACATATTACAGAATTACAAAGAATTACTATCTACAAGTGATGAATAAGTTTTTTAGTTAGTTATTGGCTCCTTGCTTGCGAAAGTAGGGAGTTTTTTGTAAAACTCCAAATTCATTATATGAGTAATATAGAAGATACAATTTACAATCTGCCAAATGAAGAATACCACCGTGGAGAAAGATTCAAAGATTTCCTAAGTAGTACGCAGATTAAAGATTATATGGTGTCCCCAAAGTTTGCCCGATACAAGGCATTGCACCCTGAAATGTTCGAGATCAGTATTGAAGCTTCTGAAAAAGGCTCGCTGTACCATGATGCAATGGAAAGTCTTGTTAATACTGGAACACTTGACAAATGGAGAAACAATCTTCTTGTATTTGAGCCACCTATAAATCCTAAAACTGGCTGTCCGTATGGACGAGACACCCAAAAATATCAGATTGCACTAATAGAGGCCAAAGAATCAAATCCCGGTAAAACATTGACAAGCACAACCGATATACAATTGGTTGAAACAATGGTTTATGAGCTTCTTAATAATTGCCGGGACACCTCCAAACAGATTAGGCAGATATTAAAATGGGGAAAAGCCGAAGTTAGCCATTTCGTTGAATACGAAGGATGCAAGTTCAAATATCGCCCTGATGTGGAAACGGCCAAAAAAATTGTTGACTGGAAAACATTGGCGGTTGATGATCTTCATGAAGAAACAGTTAACCGGACTATCGCCAAATTTCATTACGGTATTTCGGCAGCCTTCTACCAGTTTTTTGAACATGAACGTACTGGAGTATGGAAGGAGTTCTACTGGGTTATGCAACAAAAGACAGCTCCCTATGACGCAGTATTTGTCAGTGCAGCTAACTGGGCTTTCCATTTGGAAGACGGAATTGTGAAAATGGGGGCAAGCGCATTGGCATTCAAGAAATTGTTAGACCAGCATGTTTACTGTACACAAAACAATGATTTTGACGGTGCACAGATATTTATTCAGCCGGGATTCAAAGGACGAAGAATAATGATACCTGACACACCTGCATTTGAAAAGAACAAGATGTTTAACTTTTATAATAATCAAGAACAATGAGTAAAACAGAGAATCAATCCCCCCAACAAGGGAACTTGGGAATGGAACAACACAATGCTCCTTCACCAACAAAAACAGAACCGGTCTCCCCAACACCTTCCACACCACAACCGCCCGTTCCTTCTGCCCCACCAGCCTTTCCAGTACAACTGAAAGGATTGGAAAGCTGTTTTATCTCCCCTAAAAAGGCATTTATAGCAGCTGGTGGCACAGAACAGCAATTTGCCCGTGAAGTCAATTTCGCTATGCAGGCAATGTTGAATAATCCTTATTTGATTGACTGTGCCCGGCAATATCCCGATCATCTTGTCGAAGCAATCAAAAACGTTTCTCTTACCGGTCTGACGCTCAATCCTGAACTAAGGTTGGGGTATCTTGTACCGTACAAAGGCAAAGTGAAGTTCCAAGCTTCATACATGGGTAAAGTTGATATTTTGATCCGCACCGGTGTTGTAAAAGATATTTATTCTGATTTGGTTTATGCTAATGACGAGTTCAGCATGACAAAAGGTACCGGTGGCACTATCATCCACAAACCCAATGTATTCGGAGAACGTGGTGATCTTCTTGGAGGCTACTATTTTGCAGTCTTGACTTCCGGTGTTGTAAAATTCGATGCAATGCCCAAAGCACGTATTGAAGAAATAAAAAGTCGTAGTGAGGCTGTCAAGAAAGGCAAGCAATCCCCGTGGGACACAGACTTTGAAGAAATGGCTCGAAAAACAATCGTGAACTGGGCTTTCAAATTCCTGCCCAAAACCGGCATTTCAGATTCCATGATTAAAGTTCTTGAAACAGAGAGCCAGTTGGATGATGAAATGTTTGAAGACTGGAAAAAGGCACAAGGTCAGAAACCGGACGATTTTGAGGAAGACGATACTCCATACGCAGAAGAAGTCAAGTAATGGATTCATGTGAAAAAATTAGTAACAGTATCACAGCGGCTAAAGAACTGATCGAAAATGAAACACGTTCTTTGGCTGCTTTACATAAAGCAAAACAGCTTGAAAAAGAGCTTCATAAATCCGGCAAGTTGTTTCGTATTCCTACAATGAACGGAATTATAGAAACAACCTGCCCGGAAAAATACATAGAATACAATAACCAGTTTAAAATCAAATTAAAATGAGAACAGTAACAGTTGAAGTGCCCGAAGGACACATGGTAAAAATCGTGAAAGAAGAAAGTATGCAATCTACCCAAAAAGTTATGGGGGGGGGGTAAATTTGAGTTTGAAGGTGAGACATTCATCCCCGGTGACGTAATTATCAATCCAAATCGCGGAGGGGGCAGCATGATGATTCTCTCTGAAATTAGAGAAGAAAGGCCGCTTCCTTTTTTACCAGCAATAAAAGTACCTTTCGGCCTTGTCGCTTATGTTCCTTCCAACGATGAAGGTGACAGAGTTTTTGTAAAACTCACACCCGAAGCTGGTATCGGAGGCATGAAGGGATTCCGTAAAGCTACAGAAGAGGAAAAGGCAAAGATGCTTGCCGCCATGAAGGAAGAAAAACATTACTCCTTCAATTTTGAGAAGTTACAGCCTGAATATATCCCGACTGTCGGCGATGTTGTTATTGTATGGGATGATAACAACAAAGAAAATGCGGTAGTCGGTATTATGAATGAAGTGGATGAAACGAGCAACCCATACAAAATAAATGATGGCACTTGGTATAAGAACTGCGACAAGTTCGTTTCAGAAAAACAATATAAAAATTTGATTGATGGGAAAGAGTAAATCTAAATCGGGGGGGGCGAGAAATTACACTCCCCTTCTCACAGCTCGTCCCAAAGGAATGAGCTACCAAGAGTATCGTGAACGCAGAGCCTATCAGAACGCATGGTTGAAAGAGCGACTGAAAGGCTTTATTTGTTATGTATCGTCTGAACTGGTTGTATATGACAAAATAACGGGATTACCCCGATTATTCAATCATCGTACAGATGATATACACAAAGCAAACATAAGGACTAACCCACAGCCATTTGTCGGTTCTGCCCGATATGGCTTAAAACCGTTATGATATGGATAAAGAACTATTTAAAGACAAGAATCCATTGCTTCGCAGACAAATGTTGGAAGACAATTGCGCAGCAGTTGAAAGAATCACCTATACCTCTCCTTTCAGTGAGGAAGAAATGGGTGAACGGAAAACGGAGTTGGCAAATATTGATCTTGATATGGCCGCACTGGAAGAAGAAAAGAAAGCTTTCATGCAGGCATACAAAGACAAGATGAAACCTAAAAAAGAGCGTAAAAAAACGTTGCTTACCGATATAAAGCGTGGTTATGAGGAAATTACGGATGAATGCTTTAAGTTCATGGAACGTAGCACCCGTACTACCGGATATTACAATGGTAATGGTGACTTGGTTAAAGAACGTCCGATGGAAGCACAAGAGATGCAAAAAACTGTATTCGAGGACATTGAATCTACTGGTACGGAGGGATAAGCCATGAGAAAAGAAGAACTTATCAAGCAAGTAGCCGAATCAACCGGTATCGCTATTTGTGAAGTCCGAACTGTCATAGAGGCAGCACTAAAAGAGACCGTGAATGCAGTAGCTAATGGAAAGACTCTTTATATCAGAGGTTTTGGCACACTGTCACCCAAACACTATAAACGAAAAGTAGCTCGTAACATACACAAAAACGAGACTATTGTCATAGCGGAGCATTATACTCCACATTTCAAACCTGCCAAATCATTTAAAAATAAAACTAAAAATTTGTAGAACAGCATGGAAAACGAAAAGATGCAAGTGAACTTTGCTCCAGGTATGACCGAAGCAACACTTAGGGTTATTGAACTTCACGAAGAAAATGAGTTACCGGTACTGGAGCCTGATAAGGTAGAATTAGCCGGAACAATTGGAAGTGTTCATGAATTTCTCTTGAAAAGAATCTCTGAAAAAGAACAGATCAATCAGAAACGTTGCTATATTCTTGTTGATCGGGAGAAAATGACACTTAAACTTGTCACCAATGAAACTGACAGTAGGAATAAAGCTACTGTAAGAGGTGAGTTGAAATACTATCCCAAGTTTCTTGAATTTGGTATTAACACAAGCAAGACATGGGAACCGGTGCAGCTTTCAAAGTTCTTCAAAATGAATCGTGCCTTCTTCAAGGATGCACAATACAACATGGAACTGGTAACAGTCTTGAAGAACTTCAAAGCCAGCATTGACTCAAAAGTGGAAAACTCCCGACAAGACAACGGTAGTCGCACTGACAATTACAGCCAAGTTGTCAACTCCAATCTTCCGGCCTCATTCAATCTTATTGTCCCGATTTTCAAAGGTCGCCCTGCAGAAGAGATTGAAGTGGAAATCATTGCAGATGTGGACGGGCGTAATATTCGATTGTCCCTTTGCTCCCCTGGTGCAGAAGTGATAGTGGAAGAGGAACGCAACAAGGCCATTGACGAGCAATTATTGTTGATCCGTAAATTGGCACCGGATATTGCCATTATCGAACAATAACAATGAAGACTGTAAAGAAATACTGGAAGCCGGTACTTGTCGTATCGGCTTTCTTCATTGGCAACCGCGTATTCAATCACATAAATGCGTGGTTGGGAATTTCAATAATTATGCTAACAGTAGCATTTATAGTTTATAATATCATTAAAAAAAGTAGAAAATGAAAAGAAAGATTGATTTTTTGATTGTGGCACTATTTGCCGTTGTTTTGTTTGCTTCATGCGAAAGAGTTGCTCCCAATTATGCCGGTGTCCTTATGGAGAACTACGGCAAACAAGGGAAAGAAGATTTTAAAATCGTTGCCGGTAAGGTATCTACATGGGAATTAGGCACAGAGCTTTTTCAAGTTCCGCTATTCGATCAGCGCGGAGAATTTTCTGATCCAGTCACACTAAAGGCAGCCGACAATACAGAGTTTACAGCCCGGCCAACTTACTCTTATAAAGTAATGAAAAACAGGGCTATTGATATTGTATTTGATAACAAGCATATTGATAAGGCTGACACCCCATCGGGAAAAGATGGCTTTATGCAATCATTAGAAGATAATATTTTGGAGCCACGTATATATGATCTTATCAAAGAAGAAAGTCGCAAACATAAAACAGACAGTCTGATGGCTGACGGTGGTTCATTGGTATTTGAAAAGAGACTGGAACAGATCGTTGATAAAGAATTTGAGAAACGGGGATTGCAGTTGTTGACCTTCTCCGCACAATTGGAATTTTCAAGAGCTGTCCGCGATAAAATAGATAGCCGTAACGAGGTAAACACTAATATTTCGGTACTTGATCAGAAGATTGAAGAACAAAAGAAGCAAAACGAACTGGAGCAACTAAAAACAGAACAAGCTTTAATTGCGTCCCGTGGACTCACCCGTGAGATTTTATATAAACAATTTATAGACAAGTGGGACGGGAAGACACCTCTATATGGCATTGCTCCTGAATTTTTAAAAATGACAAAATAATATGCTGACATTTCAACAAAGAAGAGATACGATATTGTCTCAATTTGCACAAGCAAAAGCCGATTTGGAAACACTTAATAGTGATATTGATGCAGAAATCGAAAAGAATAAATCTGTTATTTCTACACTAACTTCTAAAAATACAGAATTGGCCTCTTTAAAAAGTAATAATGAAGGCTCAATCAAGACTTTTGCTAAATTCCTAAAATAATAATTATCAACCCGATTAATAATCAGCTTCTCCCGGTGTGGCTTGACCGCCTATCCGGGAACTATCATGCCTCACCTTTTTTCTTCTCTTTGCAAGTCGAGCCGAGTACGCTGCATACGCTCCACGGCGGTAGATACTACAAAGAGTCTTTTTGTTCATATAAGAATGCCTCTATTGTGGAGGCAAACGAATAAGTGGCGGAATTGGAAGACGCTTAGTTTCTGTGGTAAAAATGCACGAATAGCATCACGAGTCAGGTAATCATGCTATTAACACTTGACATACGTACAAACGGAAGCAGAAACGAAAATCCTGATTGCAACAGTTCCCGGTTCGAGTCCGGGCTTATTCTCATAAATCAATCATTATGAAAGTTGAAATTCCCGACTATTTCTTAAAATCCTTTATCCGACATTTTGAAAGGATAACCGAGAATTGTAAAGCATCACCTTCTGACATCAAGACCAGTGAAGCACTAAGGCTTGGAAAGAAAGATATAGTTAAGCTCAAAAGATTTGTAAACAAAAAGTATAATTTATGAAACGAAGGATCATAGGTATAGATGTTGGCAAAAACGGTGGAATTGTAGTGTACGACACCGAGAATAACAGATTATTGGAGTGTATCAAAATGCCACCAACTCCCAAAGACTTATTAGATTTTCTCTCTATATACAAAGAAAATAGCGTTTGTTATTTGGAACGAGTGAATGGCATGACCGGACAAAGTGCTTCTGCCTCTTTTGTTTTTGGAGAAGGTTACGGACAGCTGACTATGGGATTGATAGCTTGTGGGATTCCGACAGTAACAGTATCTCCACAAATTTGGCAAAAAGCTTTCGGATTACGGAATACAGACAAATTGAGTAAGACAGAATGGAAAAACACCTTAAAGAAGAAAGCTCAACAGCTGTTCCCGTATGCAAAAGTTACATTGGCAACTTCGGATGCCTTACTAATATGTGAATATGGTAGAATTAAAGAAAAGGAATAATGGAAAATTTTAAAAAATGCAGTAAATGTGGCCGGGAACTTCCGGCCAGCGAGTTTTGGAAAAATGCTTCAACCGAAGATGGATTGCAGACATATTGCAAAGAGTGCGGTAATGTTTATGCCAAAAACCGTAAGAAAACTCCGGGGGGGGGGATTGAAGAAAATATATTCCAATCCTGAATTGGCAAGATTTTCTCCACGGGAACTTATCGCAGAATTGAAAGCGCGTGGATATACCGGAGAATTAAAATTTACCCAAACAATATCATTATAATGGAAAAGTTACGTCTATTGGTTACAACCAAATGTCCGAACAAATGTCCTATGTGTTGCAACAACTCATGGGATTTTTCAAAATTACCAGTTGTTGAGCATTTTAATTACAAAGAGATCATGATAACTGGTGGAGAGCCACTTTTGTTTCCTGAAAAACTGTCAAATTTGGCCGAAAGTATCAGAACCGTTCAGAAATTGGCCTATGGCAATAAAGGAAAATTATTTCTATATACGGCACTGGCTGATATGCTTCCCAATTATATCAGATATTTCGATGGAGTTGTTTACACTCCACATTCTGCTAATGATGTTCATAGTTTATTGAAGACCAATAATTTTTTGTTGGACTACAAAGATGAACTTATGGAAAGTAAATCTCTTCGACTCAATCTTTTTCCTGATATTAAAAAGCATATTCCTGATAACACAAACCTTTCGTTATGGAAAGTAAAAGATATGCAATGGATCAAAGATTGCCCGGTTCCGGCGGCTGATGAAGAGTTCAAAAGAGTAGCTGAATTATGGGAGGTGGAATGATGAAAGATGTAATTACCCCCCCCCAAACATCTCTATCCGTATCGCTGGTTTTTAGAAGATACTGTTTTTACTAAAGATAAAGGAAAGGTCTTTTCTTGCTTTGCGTGTGGTGGTGGCTCTACAATGGGGTACAAGTTAGCCGGATTTGATGTAATTGGCTGCAATGAAATAGATCCCAAAATGATGAAATGCTACATTGAAAACCATAATCCTCAATATACTTTCTTAGAAGATATTCGTGATTTAGTGAGAAGGAATAATCTTCCCGAAGAATTGTACAATTTAGATATATTGGACGGATCACCACCTTGCAGTACATTTAGCATGTCGGGATTACGTGAAGATGCGTGGGGTAAAGAAAAGAAATTCAAGGAAGGTCAAAAGACACAAGTTTTAGATACGCTCTTTTTTGATTTTATTGCACTTGCCAAACGCTTAAAACCTAAAGTTGTTATTGCTGAAAATGTGAAAGGACTTCTTTTAGGGAATGCGATTGATTATGTCAGACGTATATACAAAGGCTTTGAGGAAGCTGGTTATTATTGTCAGCATTTTCTTCTTGATGCTTCTAAAATGGGAGTACCTCAAAAAAGAGAACGTGTATTCTTTATATGTATCAGGCATGATTTGGGAGTCCATTTTCTAAAAGTTTCAGACCTCTTCAATGTTGAGCCACATATTTGTATGAAGTTTAATGAAATACCCATTTTGATGAAAGAAATAACAGACTTTAAGGGGAAAGAAATTAAAAATGGTACAAAAATTCGATATGTTTGGGAACATAGAGAAATTGCTGATAAAGACATGTCTGATACATGTATGCGACTATACGGTAAAGAGTTATTCTTCTCAAAGAAATATATACTTGAAGATCGCATTTGCAATACGATAACTTCCAAGCATGATGATTTGGTACACTTTACACAACCTTTATATCTAAGTACATCTGAAATCTGTAAAGTATCTACTTTCCCCATCGACTATAACTTTTACAACCAATCCCCACATTATATCTGTGGAATGAGTGTACCACCCGTTATGATGGCACAAGTAGCCTCACGAGTATGGAAATATTGGTTATCTAAATTATAAATCAAATGAAATCAGAAGAATTAGCAGCCCAATGGTGTCGGGATCATCCTGATGCAACATTGGAACAAGCATTCATGGCCGGATTAAGCCATAAGATGAATATGAATAAGGATTCTCTTTCTGAAAGGAAAGACAAATTCAGAAGTGAAGTTCTCATGTATAGAGGGAAATATCCTGATGATATGTTGAAGGACTTTTTCGAGTATTGGACTGAATGCGGAGGACGGAAAATGCGCTTTGAGAAGGAACGTACATTTGAAGTTTCCAAACGTTTAGTCAGATGGTCTAATAATGATTTTAACAAGTATGGGAAACAACTTAATTCAAGTCAACAGCAATCTCCCGGCAACCGAAAAGAAAGCGTTGAAAGACTTGCTGACCTTGCAAGCGGAGTATTACAAGGGATTGCACGTAAGTTCGATTAAAGAAGCTGTTCTCAATACTCCTAATCTACCACTCTCCGTTATAAAAAGAGAAATCACATTGGCTGGTGCAAGAGCTATACTGGTAATTGCGATTAACGAGCTTGTGTCTTTTTTCAATGTTGGAAAAACGATGAATGATGTTCAAGTGGCACTTACCGCTGATCTAATAATAGACAGATTCTATTATCTCAAATTGGAGGAAATCAAATTGTGTTTCCGTAATGCTATGGCTTCCGGTAAGATTTACGATAGACTGGACGGTAATATCATTCTCGGCTGGTTAAATGAATACGATGCACAGCGTGATGAAATTGTTTCTTCTCTTTCAATTAATGAAACCCATGAACAAAATAATGACAACACTGGAATGTTCTATGGAGAATATATCAAACATCTAACTGAAAGATCGGAAAATGGAGATGAAGAGGCCAAAGAACTACTGGAATCCCATCAATCATTCATGCAAAGAATGAAATCAAATGATAAAGAAGCCGCTTTCAAAAAATGGAAAGAAGAATATTATGGAAGAACTAAGAAACAAACTACTTGACTGGGCAAAACAATTTGAAACACCTGATTTTATAAAAGATGATCCTATATTTTTCCCACATAAGTACAGTGATAAAAAGGACATAGAAATCAGTGCCTTTCTTACTTCATGGATAGCTTTCGGGAATCGCAAACTGATAATGCAGCAAGCGGAAATTTTGGATAATCTAATGGGTAATTCTCCTTACGCCTTCATTATGAACAAAGTATGGGAACAATACAAAGAAAATACAAATACCTTCTACCGTATGTTCACCTACCATGACTTTTTCTGCATTTGCCAGCGGTTGTACAACATATATCAGGAATGGGATGATTTGGAAGTCTTTTATGAGGGTTACAATAATGTTATCCGTGAAATACAAACAGATTTTGGTGGCGTAAAAGGTATTCCAAAATTGGAGCGTGATTCTCCATGCAAGCGTATTTGTCTGTTTCTACGGTGGGTAGTACGAAAATCGCCGGTGGATTTAGGTATTTGGACTATTATTCATCCAACAGAATTATACATACCATTGGATGCGCATGTTGCAAAGATGGCACACCGGCTTGGGATAACAACACGCAAAACAGAAGACTGGAAAATGGTTCAACAAGTAACCAATTACATGAAAACAATTTTCCCGGATGATCCGTGCCGGGGAGATTTTGCATTATTCGGATATAGTATTAACAATAAATAATTTACATTATGTCAGAACTTAAAATCACACAAGAAAAGGTTACAGCCGCTTTTAGTGAAGCAAACGACTGTCCTAAAGCAATTAGTATTCTAACAGCTTTATTCGGAAAGCAAAAGCCGGATTATACAGATTATCACAATATCAAAACCTACGAAGATGCTTGTGAAGCAATAGGTGTAAAACCTATTGTTCGCCTACTTGTTGAAGATGAAGACGGACACAAAGAAGAAGTGGCTGATATTGCACACCTCGCCTACATCAAACTATGCACAATTGCCCGTGCATTGAACAACGATCCTGATTTTCCACGATTTACTAAAGATGAATACCGTTATACGCCGTGGTTTTATCTTTATAATCAGAAAGAAATTGATGAAATGGACGAAGAGGATCGTAATCGGCTGGTTCTTTGGGGCGGTAGTGCGTATAACGGTGCGAGTTGCGGCCTCGCTTCTGCGAACTCGAGTATCGCTTGGTCGTGCTCGGCTGCGCATGTCGGCTCTCGCCTTGCTGTAAAATCAAGTGAAATCGCAATTTACTTTGGAGAACAATTCAAAGAATTATGGAAAGACTTTCTGATTGGAAAAAAGTAATCACACTGGGGAGGCCGCATTAAAGCGGCCTTTTCCATACCTTTTAAATCTATGACTCCAAAAGAATTTTTCGACAAAGTGGTAGAAATGCGCCGTTGCCAAAAAGAATATTTTAAAAATAAGAGACAGATAGATTTACGAATAAGTAAACAAATTGAGCGTGAAGTAGATGAAGAAATTGAACGTGTTCAAAAAATCCTTCATGACAAACAGAATCCGCAACTCTTTTAGACTATGGTTAATATGAAAATCCTTGACCTGCCATTAAAAGCAAAATGGTATGAAATGATCGAATCCGGAAATAAGAAAGAAGAATACAGAGAGATCAAGAAATACTGGATCGGAAGATTAGCAAAATGTGGAGGTCACAATTCCTATGAAAAGACTGGTTTCTACTGTAAGAAAGCTATTTGTTTTTCTTGTATTACACGTGGAAACGGCTTTCATCCCAAAGAATACACTCATGTTCGCTTCCGTTTTGGCTACACCCAACGGACAATGCTTTTTGAACTTGAATCTATAACCATCGGAGTTGGTAACACCAATTGGGGAGCACCGGACAACGAATGTGTATTTATACTTAAACTGGGAAAATGTATTAAAAAAATGAAAGTAAGGACTCAACAGAATTTCAACCGAAAAACTAATGAAACAGTATTCGGTATCAGCATCATGCCTGACGGTGGCAAAAGATATTGCAAATATCCAATAGGCCACCAAGAATACAAAGACTATACCCAAGCACACCAAGCTATGAAAGATGTACAAAAGATATTGGATAATGGAGGCCGATTAGTGTATTCTCCCAAAGGTAGTGCCGGGATTAATAAAAATGAATATGTAAAAATTGAAATGACATAAAAATGAAAATATTAGTAAGTTTTTCAGGTGGTAAGGATTCACAAGCATGTTTGATCCAAGCCTTCAAACAATATGGGGGGGGGGGGAATTTAACCGCTGTGTTTTGTGACACCGGTTGGGAACACCCTGACACATATAAACATGTGAATGATGTTTGTCTGCAAATGGGAGTAAAACTTATAACTCTCAAATCAAAATACGATTTTGTGTCTTTAGCAGCTCATAAGAAAAGATTTCCTTCCACGAATGCACGGTTTTGTACCAGTGAACTAAAAATGAAGCCAATGATTGATTATGTACTTTCTTTGAAAGAAAGCTGCATTATCATACAAGGTATCAGAGCCGGAGAAAGTACAGCACGTGCGGCAATGGAAGAGGAATGTATGTACTTTAAATCGTATTTTCAACCTAATAAAAAAGGAAGAACTGAAAATTACCGAAGTAAAGATGTCAAAGAATGGTGTTCCCAATATGACGCCTCTGTTCTAAGGCCAATCTTTAAATGGAGTGCGCAGCAAGTTATAGATTGCATACTGGATGCAGGGCAGGAACCGAATCCATTGTATTATCGCGGATTCTCACGTGTTGGATGTTTCCCATGTATTATGTGTCGGCACAAAGAAATTGAACTTATAGCCAAAAATGATCCTGAAATGTGTCAACGTCTGATTCAAGCAGAGAAAAGCGTAGGACATTCCTTCTTCCCTCCATCATACATACCTCAAAGATTTTGTAAGAACAAACAATATCCTTATGTAGAGGAAGTTTTGGAATATGTTAAAGAACATACCCCTGATATGTTCGAGCCAGAAGGTGGATATGCCTGCATGAGTCTGTTCCATGGGTTATGCGAATAAATAAAAATATTATGAAGAAAATACTGCTTATCTGTACACTCCTTGCTTTGCTAACTGGATGTACTGCACCGAAAGTTTATAAAAAGAATCGCTTTACAAAACAGTTTCAAGAAGCAGATTCAATGTTTAATGAAAAATATGGATTAAATGAGTAAAGATAATATAGCTCAACAATACAATAATATGGTTGCAAGTATTGAAGATGCTAAAATTTATGATGGCCGGGGAGAATATAACCTATATGAATGTAATAAATGCAATAATTATAAGGTAACTCTATACAAAGACAAAGGTGTAACTCCCTTCATCATGAGATGTAAATGCGGAGGGGATATGATGCACACGAAATCTTCAAAACAAGCTCCACCGTCATACGTGAAAGTTCATAATTGGGTACGCCCCAGTTTGAAGCAAACAATGTCATTGAGTGAAGGTATGCGTAATCATATTCTAAATGGAGGATTAATATTAGAGGATGAATTAAAGTGATCTGATAAAATGAAAGAAATAACTATTGGCGACAAATCTTTAATGCAAATATCAAAAGAGGATATTTTACAATTAGCCGTGATGCAAGGTTGTTGTGCTCATTTAGATTTTTGGAATTATCCCACTTTACTGGAATATGACAATACCATGTTTTCTGATACAGTCGTTATATCGTATAAATCTACAAGAAAAGAGGATGGAATTGAAAGTATTCCGTTGGTTTTCTTCTTTTGTGTTAGCGACTTATCTTATCATTATCATAGAGAAAACGTAACAGAAAAATGGTATGGAGAACGTTTAAAAATAAAAGCTATAAAGTTCCTCATAGAAAAAGGATATGATGTGCCAATTTATTAATAGTACAGAAAGGAGCCAATATGCCAATAAGTGAAGTTTATAATATGGATTGCATGGAATATATGAAAAATATTCCTGATAAGTTCTTTGATTTAGCGATAGTCGATCCCCAGTATGGCATAGACATAATGCATAAAGGTGGGATGCCGAAGCATTTAGGCTTTAAACAATATAAAAGAAAAGATTGGGATAAGTCCCCCCCCCGGAAAGAAATATTTTGAGGAACTATTCAGGGTATCGAAGAATCAAATAATTTTTGGTGGTAACTACTTTACTACCTATCTTCCTCCCAAAATGGGGTGGATTGTTTGGGATAAAGGACAACATGGATTAACTATGTCTGATGGTGAATTGGCATGGAGTAGTTTTGACAAGGCTCTTCGGATCATAACTCTAAACCGGTGTACAATTGGAGAACGAGGTGGAAATATCCATCGTTGTCAGAAGCCAGTGAAATTATATGCTGAAATATTAAGAAAAAACGCCAAAGAGGGAGACAAAATTTTTGATAGTCATTTAGGTTCAGGAAGCAGCAGAATAGCTGCTTATGGACTTGGATTCGATTTCTATGCAACCGAAATAGATGAAGAATACTTTGAAGCACAAGAAGAACGTTTTCACCGGGAATGTTTTGGGGAGATAAAAACAGAGAGAGGAACATTGGTTCAAACTAATTTATTTGATAAATAGATATGAAGCAGACATTAGAAGAAGCCGTAAATGAAATTGGAGGTGTACATCCTGACTGGGATAAAATAACTTGTTTTAGAATAGGATTTAAAGAAGGAGCCAGATGGCAAACAAAACAACCTCCGTGGGTATCAGTGAAAGAACGGTTGCCGAATGAAAATGAAGACATTATCATTCTATGTAAACATGGTGCGATTTTTAACGGTACATATAGCAACAATGTATGGTTCTGCATGGATGGTTATATCCATGATATGTACAAAGGTAATCCGATTTACTCTTCAATGAGCAGCATACCTTCATCATGGGAACCGATAGCATGGATGCCAAGACCTAAATTTGAAGAATAATGAATATCGGAATTTTAGCCGTTGACAGCAATTTCCCCAATTTAGCACTTATGAAAATCAGTGCTTACCATAAAGCAAGAGGCGATCAAGTGGAATGGTATAATCCCCTATGTGAATACGACAAAGTATATACAGCTAAAGTATTCACTTTCACACCTGACTATAACTATTATATCAATGCCAACCAAATAGAAAAAGGTGGTACCGGATATGATATTGAAAAAGTTCTTCCAGTTGAGGTTGATCGTCTTCAACCTGATTATTCTATCTACAATATTGACTCCAATTTGTCCTATGGGTTTCTGACACGTGGTTGTCCCAATCGGTGTAAGTGGTGTGTTGTTCCTAAAAAAGAAGGGAAAAATCTCACCTTATATGGATATTGAGGAAATAACAGCTGGACGGAAGAAAGCTATCCTTATGGATAATAATATACTGGCCTCAAACTATGGCTTGCAGCAAATAGAAAAAATCATCAAACTGGGTGTCAAAGTGGATTTTAATCAAGGACTGGATGCCCGCTTAATCACGGATGAAATTGCCCGACTACTTGCAAAAGTAAAATGGATTAAACGTATTCGCTTTGGATGCGATACGCCGGGACAAATTGCAGAAGTTGAACGTGCTTCCGCTTTGATAGACAAGTATGGATATAAAGGGGAATATTTCTTGTATTGCATCCTTATGGACTTTAAAGAATCGTTTGCGCGTGTCAACTACTGGAAATCTAAAAGCCGCCGTTTTCTCCCACACTGTCAACCCTTTCGTGATCTGAACAATCCACACCAAATTATTCCACAGTGGCAGAAAGACATGGCACATTGGGCTGATAGGAAGGAAATATACATGAGTTGCGACTTCAAAGACTTTTCACCAAGAAAAGGATTTTTATGCAAGGAATACTTTAAAATATTGTGAGATGAAATTAAACAAAAAGACAGAGCGACTTATTAAACGTAAAGCCGCTGAACTTAAAAAATTATACGAAACTCCTAATCCCGAAGTAGATAAAATTATTTCTGAATTGAGAGCAGAAGCAACGAAACGTCCACAGAACATGAGTAAGGAAGAAGAGATTGCTTATATTCTGAAAAAGGCTGATGAAAATTGCGATCATATAGAAATTCGTAAAATCCTAAATGAAAGTAATACATGAATACATCTTTTGAACGATCTGCAAACGCTTCCGATGAATGGTACACACCACGAGAAATCATTGAAGCATTAGGCGAATTTGACCTTGATCCATGTGCTCCCATGCACCCTCTTTGGCCTACTGCAAAAATCATGTACAACAAGCAGGACAATGGTCTTATACAAAATTGGGGGGGGCGAATTTGGCTTAACCCTCCGTACTCCAAACCGCTTATATGGCAGTTTGTAGAAAAATTGGCAGAACACGGCAACGGTATAGCACTACTTTTTAACCGGTGTGACAGCAATAAGTTTCAAGACATCATCTTCACGAAAGCAACCGGTATGATGTTTTTGAGGAATCGAATAAAATTCTTCCGTCCCGATGGAACACGTGGGGACAGCCCCGGTTGTGGAAGTGTTCTTATTGCATTTGGCCGGGAAAATGCCGAAATTTTAAGGAATTGCTCTTTACAAGGCAAATATGTTGAACTTAACAATGATAAATGATGAAAATCTTATATTTACTCATGCTCATTGCCGGTCTTTTATGGATCGGTGATTTCTCCATCACCTTAAAGCCCTTTTCTGTATCTTTACCATGCTGGTATAAAACCGTTGGCATACTTCTATTTTGGCTGTCAATGACTATATATGTTTTAGGCGAGCATACTAAAGGCTATAAGGAAGGATTTGATACTGGAGTTAAAAAGTGCATTGAGATACTTGATAGAAATTGCCACTCTAAAGAAATAAATAATGATGAAACGGTACAGAATCAATAAGACTACTACATTCGTAGAAGATAATCACAGCGGAAATAAAGAGAAATACCTCATTCCTGATTACAAAGTGCAAGTCAAATTTGCGTGGATTTGGATAACAGTTAAGTCCTTCCATGATGAAGATGAAGAATACGCAAAAAATTGTGCGAATGAACTTCTTGAAAAACTTAACGAAAAGATTTGATTATGATTGAATTACAAGGAAAATTCGGCAAAGATTGTAAAATATTTGCCAATACAATAGAAAATGAAGCTATCGGAACGATACAAAACATTTTGAATAATCCGGTTACGACTGGTGTTCCAGTTCGTGTTATGCCTGATACCCATCAAGGAGTAGATATAGTGATTGGATTCACTATGCCGGTTACAGATCGTGTCAATCCCAATCATATCGGAGTGGATATTGGTTGTGGAATGTTATGTGTAGAAATTGAAAACGCAATAACAAAAGATTCTTTTCCGGACATTAATCATGCAATCCGTTCCACCATACCTATGGGATTTGAGATTAACCAACAATCCTTATCCCAACAAGAAAGGGAGAATTTGTTTACCTTCTTATCTATCAGAATGGAACAGTTCTGCTCTAAATTCCAACTGGCAAAACCGGTTATTAGTGAGGAATATGTATCACAACTTTGTAAGAAGGTGGGAATAAATGAAACTACATTCTACAACTCTTTAGGTACATTGGGAGGTGGGAATCACTTTATAGAACTGGGGCGTGCTGAGTCAACCAATAATATATTTCTTACAATACATACCGGATCGCGGAACTTTGGTGTGAAGGTTTGCAAATACCATGCCGAAATAGCCAAATTTGACAAAAAAGCTTTTTCTAATGAAATTCAACGCTTGAAATCCACTGTTGAACCACAATCCATGCAAGCTGAAATACAACGTTTGAAGGAAAAATTTGCCGGGTATTCCGGGTATCTCACAAATGAAGCAATGCTTCACTATTTATGTGACATGGTGATTGCACAAGGATATGCCGCTTTCAACCGCAAGTTGATTATACAACGTATAATCAAAGCTTTGGGCTGGAACACTGCAATATCCGTTGAGACAGTCCATAACTATATCAGCTTTGATGATATGATAATCCGTAAAGGGGCTATTGCTGCATACGCCAATGATTATGTTGTGATTCCTATGAATATGGCAGACGGTATTCTTCTTTGTCGTGGTAAGGGAAACAAAGATTGGAATTATTCTGCACCACACGGTGCCGGACGCTTATATTCCCGTTCCGAAGCTAAAGAAAGATTATCAATGGATGTATTCAAAGCCCAAATGAGCAATGTGTATTCTACTTCCGTATGTGAAGGGACATTGGATGAAAGTCCTATGGCATACAAAAATGTTCAGGAGATAAAAGAACTTATAGAACCTACGGTAGAAATTGTTGATACAATTGTGCCCCTAATCAATATCAAAGCTGTATGATAGAAAAGACAGACTTCCCTTATACTCTTGGCGGCTATGTCGAACAGCAAAATTATAAAGGTTTCGACATAGCCGTTTCCATTCGCAGATACAAAGGAATATCAGCTTATGTCATTTCCTCGGAGAAAAGGCTGATCCGTGAAGAATCTGCCACCTTTGCCGACAAAGAAGACATGTTCCGTTGGGGACGAGAAGCGGTTGACCGGTATTTGGAACAGCAAGAACGTAGAAAAGAAGAGAATGCAGTCAAACGGGCAGACTATTATAAGAAGAAAGCTCGTGTGGCAGCATTGAAAGCCTTTAATGCCGCTATGTATTTCTCTGATATAAAGGACGGACTTTATGATAAGGCAAAAGGATTTTTTGAATATGAACTGGATAAGGAACATGCAAAGATCAGATGAAAACACTTGATATTATACAAGGCTTTTGCGATCATGTTTTTCGTGATAAAAAAGGAAACCGCATCTTTCCCAATATTTTTGTCGGGAAATGGGAAGCTGACTTATTGGAAGTTACCCGGTCACGCCTGACTTATGAATATGAAGTAAAAGTAAGCAGATGTGATTTCCATAAAGACAAAAAGAAAAGTGATAAATATGGCAAGAACAAGTTTGATGTTGTCACTTCCGGCCAACGTACCAATTATTTTTATTATATAGTACCGAAAGGTTTGATAAAGCCCGATGAAGTCCCTGATTTCTCCGGGCTTATTTATGCTTATGAAGGATCAGTGCAATGTTATTCTCTTGAAAAGGGAAGATATGCAGTAAAGAGAATTTTCTTTGAAGTAGCCAAACCTGCCCAAAAAGTTTCTGACATAAAAGCGGATGATAACTTCATTCGTAAACTCGACTTATCCATGTACTATCGCTATCACCAAATGAGAAGAGACAATTACAAAAACAAGGAATAATATGGAATTAAGATTAGACCCTGAAATACCGGTCACACGGGTTGTCAACGGACATAATGTTTTCAATAAAGGCTACCACCATGGATTACGAGGAAAAACCTATGAAGAATACTATGGCAAAGAGAGAGCTGTTGAAATAAGAAAAAGACACAGCGAGGCTTTGAAAGGACATAGATATTGGTCTAATGGAAAAGCCCATGCTTTTGCGTGTATTGCAATCACTCCCGAAGGCAAATGGTGTAGATTCGATTCAATAACCCAAGCTGCCCAAAAGTTAAATCTGAATTATGCCACAGTTCGCCGGTATATAAAACGAAAAATCAAGCCCCAAAATGGCTGGCAATGGTTTTTGGAGAAAGATAATAACTGGATAAAACATATTGATGATGGAAAAGCTGAATGAAATCGCACAAAAAGCTTATGAATGTGCTGTAAGACGTGGAAAGATTGATCCCGACAATGATAGCAACAACAATCTTCACCGCGATCTGCTTGAAGAAGTTGCCGAAGTCTTTGAATGTACAGGTGAGAAATCTCCACATATTAAAGAGTATTTAGATGTAGAAGAAGAACTGGCAGATGTAATCATTGTTGCCCTAAGCACATTACACCATTTCAAATGTGACATTGATTCACTCATTGAAGCCAAAATGAATTATAATAAAAATAGAATGGATTGATATGGGAACCGGACAATTAATAAAATTGATTGTTGAGGCGTTTGTGCTTATCTTTGCACTACCATGTGTCTATAAAGATTTCATGAACTTATGGAAAGAAAAATAAGTGATATAAAAGACAAAAAGTTGAAAGCTGAAAATATCACATTGGCAGCAATATATAACATATTGTTCACCAATGATATAGTTTGCTCCTTAATTGTAGAAATGTTAAGTGCATTACGCAAATCAGGGCTTTGTCGTTTCCGCGTAAAGCAGCAAGGAAATAAACTGGAACAGTTGATGCTTCAATATGAAAAGAAAATCAATAAAATAGCCGGAAACCGGGCTTTTTTCATGGCTGATGCCAACCAATATGTTGCAGATGAAATACAACCTGATTTGCTTAAAATGGAATACTCCATTAAAATGGAGTTTGATAAATGCCGAATTGAGAACAGTGCCTTACTTGCCAAAGTAGAACTTACAAGATGTATGGCAGAGCTTGCTTGCCTATCCCTTGACAAACGGATAGAAGAAGTCCGTCCATATAATAAAGAAGTAACCGGAATAACATATCTCCGGCTCACTGACGCATTTAAAGTACTGGATGAACTTTCTGATATTTTATATAAGGGGGGGGTACTGTGACCTCAATCAAAGCGATAATTGCAAAAGGGGTATGGCTATCATACAACGAAAACTTACTGATTGTGATATTATCAGCCGCGCAATTAATGAGTCAGACAAGTTAAATCCTGCTGATAAAGACGGATAAAAATGGCAAAATATCGTATAGGAATATCCGAAAGTTTATTGGGAGATTCTCGCTATTAATGTCAGATCAAAAGGTTTGGCATTTGGTGAAATGATGAAAGTTTCGGTACCAAAGAACGAATTTTAGATTATGCTTGTAAACTTAAAAAAACGGACATATAGTGTTTAACTATTTATAAACTGATTATGAAATTAGAAGGAAGAATCATCGTGGCACAACCGATACAATCGGGTGTATCAAAGAATGGCAATAACTGGCAGAGACAAGACTTTGTTTTGGAAATTCCCGGCCAATACCCTAAGAAAGTTGCCTTTTCAGTAATGAATAGCAATATTCAGAATTTTGGATTAGCAGTCGGGCAAGACGTTGATATTGAAATAGATATTAATGCGAATGAATGGCAAGGAAAATGGTTTAACTCCATTACTTGCTGGAAAGCAACACTCCGTAATCCAGGACAGCCTACCGCAGCGCAACAGCCCCAAACTTATTATCAGGGGGCATCATCCACCGCGGCACCCGTACAAACTGCCATACCTCAACCGCCAGTGGATTTTGGGGAACAAAAAGACGATTTGCCTTTCTAAAGAAAAAGGAGAAGGGAGCATTTCGGCTCCCTTCTTATTAATTAATGTTCCACCTTTACAATTTCATTATAAACGATTTTGCTTCGTGGGTTATGATTGACTATCGTTTGTTTATACCCCTTTGTCCCCCATCTCCACCATAGGAACCTGTGTTTATATATCCGGCTTATCGCACTTGAAAGACTGTCTCTCACTTCATAAGTAAATGTGCTGTCAGGAATATTTGCATAAAAATCCACCCATTTATCTGAATAATTGAAACAGCTGTCTTTCAGAACAAATACAATACTGTCTTTAGTGACAACTTTTGTGGTTGTGATATATTCGACTTCTTTTGGACGCAGATTCAATTCTTTTATTAGTTTTGCATCCGCACTCCGCAGCTCTTTCAATTCTTCTATGTTAAGCCGTAAAACATGGTTTTCAACCACATTTAGACTATCCCTAATCTTATATTCTTCAAGCCCAGTACAGAGACTTTTCATATTATCTGAAAGTCGGGCACTTTCCTTCTTCTCTTCCTGCCACAACCGGTACATCAAAAAGGTTGCCGCAAGGAGTAACACAAAGATTACTCCTATACCTATCTTCAATCTCATAATCAATCTGTATATACATTTTTACCAACTTCCGCAATAACTACCCATGCACCATTACAGAAACCATATATCTTACCGTCATTCTCCGGCATTTCAGGTATTGTATTAAGTTTTGTTTCATTGGCAGTGGCTTTGCTAAGAGCTGTTTGAGCTGTACTTTTTGCAGCATCAGCCGTTGTTTGTGCGGTCACGGCCTTTCCATCAGTAACAGCCAACATTCCAGTCAGAGTTTTTTCATTGGTTACTCCTGCAAGGAAGGTTTCAATTTCATTGAAGGTGTCAATGGCCGTAGTCGCATCAACAGTACCAACCAATTCATCCAAAGCGGTCTTCACCGCATTTATGGACTGTTCCAGTTGGGACTCTGCCAGTTGAGCACGTCCGCTTTCGGCTAAAATATCCGATTTGCTCGCACTGCTGCTACCATCAGAACTTTCCAAAAATGAAGATGAAATAGGAAGTTCATTACATCCTACCATAACATATTGTCCGGCTATCAACCCGTCGACATTCATATCACAGAACTCTCCAACCCCAAGTGCTGTTTTGTAAGGTACATAATCCTTTCCATTAGAACTTTTGTACACAACAACTCTGTTGTTTGCTGCATCTCCAAAATTGATGCTAATAGCAAATTTCCCAGTAGATAACTGTATAGGTTGGCTTTCGTACCAATCCTCTTCTTTAAGAGTAAAATTCAAGTTTGCCATATCTTCTATGTGTTTATATGTTTGTTTCCTATATCAACTCCCAACCTTTCCTTACCTCATCCATGTTTGCAGGAACACCATTCTCAACATAACTCATTGCAGCCACCACCGCAATAAGTTGTTCCCGGTTGTTTCTGTTCAGAATTGTATGACGAGATATGCCTGAACGCTTTTCGACTGTGGCAATATACACTTCAGTATTGTTCTCACATGGCGGTGCCCATCGCATAATAACATCTTCAAGTTCATTGGCCGTGCCGTCTTTGTCAGTATCATACTTATTAAGAATATAAGTTTGAAGAGTTTTAAAAGCAGCACGATAACCGTATGCCATAGTTTTAAACTGAAAGAAACTTTTATCTGTCTGTGTTGCAGACAACCCCTGCCATTTCGTATTATTTCTCCGTATATTTAACGGATTATTATTCCGTAGTCCCCGTGTCATTTTTATCCTCCTTTTCTTTTTGTGTTTCAAATAATATTTGTGCGGCCAGTCGTGCTATATCATCCTTATTTTCAATGATTATACTCATAGTCTTTTCCGCTTTCCGAAGCTCGGCCTTTTCCCATGATTTCTCACGTACTGATTTAAACTCGCAGAAGACACAATAAGCAGCCCATAACATAGCAAATACCGGAAATGGAATGATAATACAACAAATAAGATCAATCATAACCAGTGTAAGAAACGGATTAAAATACTTCTTTGCTTTTGTCGCTGTCATTTTATACTTTTTCGAGGTACGAAGTTCTCCGCGCTGCTTTGCCTTCTGAATCCCCGAAATAAAATCTATCCCCATTGCAATGATGATAGCTGTCATACTCACTGCTATCAAAACCAAATGTAAAAACAAATGGTCGTGAATGAATGCTTCGATAATGTCGTTCATATTCTTTTCGTGTTTGCGTTTATTATATTATCCCAATAGCAATTTGTTGATAGCATCAATAAAGGCCGGGGAACACAAACTTGCATATTCCCGAATCATATTACACTCTTCATCGCTATACTCAATCTCTCCATTGGAGTTGAATATTTTAAATGCGAGTGCATGAGCCTCTATTCCTCTACCAAGTTGATAAATGATATTTGCAAAATCCTTTTTGTAGTTCTCAACGGAGCATCTTGTCTTATCAATATCAACAAAAACCTCAATTCTTTCAAAATTTATCCTTTTCATAATCACCTCCAATCATTGTCGTTTGAAGCACCAAACATCAGACCTCTTCCCAACCAGTCAGAGTTCGGTGACGGATACATAAAATCTGCCAATTGCATACAATGGTGCATAGAACCGCCATTCAACGTTTGCTTTGTTCCATTCGCATATACCTGAACATTATTATAATTGTCATTTGCATTAACCAAGAATATCCTTTGGGTAACGGCAAGACTCAAAAGATAACGGTAGGTCGCGCTTGACGTTATTCTGAATATGACCGTATCGACTGGAAAGCCCGATGTCTCGCCGTTATAATCGTATCTTGGCGAATAGCAAGGAACTATATAATAAGTTTCATTATTTGAAGAAGTCCCGGAAGTCAAAGGAATATAAGTACCGGCTTTATCAGCCCCTTTTGTGTACACATAGGCATAGGAGCCATAAACTACCATAATGCTTCTTTCTCTTGCGCCAAACACACCTCTACACCATAAGTCAGAAGTGTAGAAGCGTAATGATCGGCTGTCTTTAGTTCCTTGATGATACATATCACCATCAAACCACATCCTTCCATCACTTCCAAAACTGATTCCCCCAACCGCATTACCAGCATCATTTACGCAATTCAGTCTTGTAAAAGAGCCTGACACACCTTTCAATGTACCTTCAAAAGTGCTGTCACCTGAAATGACCGCACCAGTAGCATAAAGTTTCCCTGCTATACTTACTTTATATGGTGCATCAGTCGGTGTTGTAGCTCCAATCCATAGCGGATAGTCGCCACCAACAAGCCCTGCCGCAACCGTTGTGTTGTCAGATTTCATAATCAAAAGCTGATTACCCTGCATGAACCGTAGAATAGCATTTTGAGCCATGATAAGCGGAGTGTACACTGGCACCAAAGAATTAAACTTCTGCCAATAAGTTGTATTTGTCACCGGAATGGAATCACTGGACGTATGAGTTTTCAGACATTTATACGCGTTAAACGTATTGGCACCGGTAGTCACAATAGCAATATCCAAGTACCGGGTACCGGAAGTCAAAGCCTCGTCATTGCGATACTCTATGCCTTTAGCCCATTCGGATTGCCGGAGAATACAGCCCTGCAGCCCGTTTTTCCCCGGTTCCCCATTAGTACCGTCAATTCCATTTTGGGCCTTTCTTCGTATTAATATATGCCCTTGTGCCTCCATACCGGATTACTTCAATTTTGCTAATACTTCTTTTGCGATCTCCTTAGCCTTGATACGATAACTCTGATAATCAGTGTATTCTTTCAGATATTCGGCACGCTTACCTTCGTCAAGTTCCGAAGCCATATCACGTGCCATTTCCAAGTTGGCGAAAATGGCATCACGTTTGTTTGCATCATAACGTTCCATGATAATGGCGCTTACAATGCTGTCATAATCATGTTCTCCTTCAACATCCACATTTTCACAGACATACTGGTCTTCAACAACCATATCTTCCGAACCGGCCTTTTGAATGACTTCTTTTCTTTCAAAGTCAAAATAAATGCGTAGCAACGCACCTTCAACTACAAATTCAATACCAGTCGGCAGTTCTCCTACAAGAGTTCCATAACTTTTCATAAATTACCTCCATTTTTATAATTATTCTTCAAAATAATAAGCACTCTTCCCGTCACCTAACGAACGCCGCTTGACAATCACATTTTCCACTGGAAAAATCTTCTGACCGTTATTCTCCGCTTCGCGAGCCTGGTCCAACACATCTTTCAGATTGTAACAGTTCGTTATGAATTTGCTACGTTGTCCGTTCTGTTCAAAAAGAACACAATATCTACCTTCACCTTGCTTTGTCTTCACATTCGTTTCAAAGTCCACCACTGTTATAGGGACATTGAGAATATCCATCAATCTTGTCTCTTTTACATCGAAGAACTTCTTTCCGTCCTTTGTTCTACCACTCTGTTTGATACCTTTATCTGCAAAACTCATATCATTATTTGTTATTGTTCTCCATAAATTCTTACAATCTCCCCACTTACACCAGCCCCAGTATGAAGCTCGTATCTCGCGGTTACGTTTCCGGCTTTTTATTCGTTTCACCTTTCGGGCAAAGTTCTTTTTCATATTTTTACGCATCCGAACATTATCTTTCGTGAAGCAATAGCCCAAAAAGTTAATCCTTCTTCCTCTTACTACGTTTTCGCTTTCTATGCTTTTTGTTCCCATTTTTTGTTTCTGTTCCTATCGGAGCAATACAACTGTTTGCTTTAACTACCAACCCAACTTTTGCACTTTCCCGTTCATACGCACGAATAAGAAACAACGCTTCGGCCTTAGAACGAGCCAGCATAACATTATCATCGCAATATCTATGCAGGCATTTGACACGATATTTCTCCTTCATTGTATGATCTATCCGGCTTGCCGCAAAATTCCCGATAGGTTGGCTTGTAAATGCTCCAATCGGAACACCTCTTCTTCCGTTCAACTTCATTCTCCAATACGTCAACTAACTCTGTTCCGCTGTCATACGATAAAACAGCTATCTCGATCAATTTAATAAATCGTTCATCTTTGAATTTCCTTCTCAATGCAGCAACAATAAGCTCATGAAGAATACTTTGATAGAACTTTTTGAAATCAGTCTTTACGAACCATTTGTATTCCGGGTACCGGTGAAGAAAACGTTTCATTCTCCTTACTCCAAAATGTAATCCCTTTCCCTTGATACACGCACTTGTATCATAAATCAAATTTCTATAAACATCTTCTTCAATCACCCTCATAATTGCATGGTGCAATATACGCCACGGGAAATATTTCTGTTTGACAATATCTCGAACCTTTCCTGCATCACTTTTTACTCTCATTACGCTATAATCCGGTGCCGGAAAATCCAATGTCAGGATCATCAACTGCAAAGCTCGGAGGTCTTCTTCCGGGTGTAGATTATGCCGCCTGATAAAGCGGTTTTTCTTAACCTTCCCATCTTGTGCTTCTTTGTCCGCTTCACGTAAATTATTTATCTCTGCTATACGTTCAAGAATATACCCGGCTCTTTTAGATTTCTTTCCACCGTTTGCTTCTATCCGTTTATTGTCAGCCTCTATCCTTTCCGCTATAATTCTATCAATTTCATTATGCGATAGACTCTTCCAATCAATATCACTTCTTCCAATATTCACTGCTGCTTTGTTTTAAAATTTACACCATACTTCCAATTTTGTCTTGTTCAGACTATTTTAATTATTCCGATAACTGCAAGCTGTTTTTACTTGCTTGAATAATTCGCCCGGAGCTTTCGAGAACCAACCTACTAACACCGCTTGTTGCCTTTCGCAAATTGGGCAACCTTTCCGCATTCTTGATTTTCTGACATCGTAACCAATTGATTACTACGTTGCAACGATATAAATCCTGCAAGGTCATGGCTCGGAGAACTCGCAGATTACTCTACGATAAATAAGTATGGCGAGAGCCGATATTCGCATTCGAGTTCGACCAATCGTTATTCGAGTTCGCATAAGCGAGGCCGCAATTCGCACCGTTATTCGCATTACCGCCCCAAAGAACCAGCTCTTGTTCCCCTCTGCCAACCGTCCACGCCTTTCGGCTTTCGTCCCGTTATCCGTTGCCGTAAAACGAGAAGGTGGACGGGTTTTAATTAATTGAAATTCAAAGAACTAATATTTCAAAATCTATTATGCAGCCATCAAAGATGCACCGCTAACAAATGTTAAATTCCCAAAATACGCAAGGCGAGAGCCGAAAGACGCATGCGAGGACGACCAAGCGTAACCCGAGTACGCACAAGCGAGGCCGCAATACGCACCGTCATTCGCAGAACCGCCCCAAAGAACCAGCTGCCCAGTAGTGTTTGCCCATGAATAATCAGCCCAATAAGAAGTGCTGTTTCCACCAATCTTTTTCGGGAAAATATCAAAATGCTCCCCAAGAATTATTTCCTGCACTTGACCGGAAGCTGTCTGACGGGTAGCTTGTCTGTATTCACCATTTGGATGCGCAGCTAATTCAGCAGTAGTCGGTAAACGGTTTCCTTTGTAAATGAAAATTTCCGTTCCACTTTGAGCACTATTGTTGGAACTACCGCAAAATACTCCTTGCAGAAATTCCCACTGCCACCCATAAGGATCTTCTATACCCATCATGTTCACCCGTGAACAATCCACTCCAGTATTACTTCCATTCACCACAGAAATAGCTATTTTGCCCCAATTGTCACCGAGACTCTTTGTTGCGCCAGTTTGCAATGCTGCCGCAGCAGCCCACAAGTCTTTACTGGAGCTACCACCCACACCATAACCAAGTTTGGCTTGAATATTGGTATCTCCGTACTGGGACAGCCCCAACATCATAATAAGCTTTCTCTGATCGTAATCGGTCAGTCCCCATTCCTTACCGTTCACTTGTGCAGCATTCCAAAATGCGTTGATTGTCTTGCTGCCTGCCGGTGCAACTCCTGAACGTGAAACAAGTGCGCTACCTGACATGGAGCCTTTGTATGCACCGATACAGTTATACATTCCACCATTTGCCCCACCAATAAACTCACCGCCAATAGGTAGCATCGAGAGCCATAAGACTGGTACACCACTTACACTGTCAGTCTGTACACGATAATACAAACGTGGCCCTATCCACATCACATGCCCTTTGGTTTCATCCACCGCAGTACCATCAGCAAACACCGCACTATTGGTAGGGGACATTTTAGCAGCCCTTCCATCATTCGTTACGAGATAACGGCCACAATACAACTTGTATTCTGTCCATGCGGCTGTATTACCTATCACACCATAGTTCGTGCTACTTTGGGTTGATTGTTTGATTGGAATCCCCCAAGCCACCTGCCTCAACATTTGTTCGTCACCATTATTAATAGCATTCATGAAGTTTTCCACGGTAATGCGTCTGACACTACCACCAACTTCCACCAATACTGTATTGGAACGCAGAATGGAGGTCACCAATGTTTCATTTCCTAATCCTTTAGTTGCCATAATATTATTTTGTTTTTATGTTAATTAAAATGACATTCTGCCAAAACATCAACATCATATTGAGTCCCGTTTCTGTCAGTTTCCGTTGTTGTTACAGATATAGAATTTGTTGTAGAATGTTTCAAACTCTTCCAGTTTTCCTTATCCATCACATCCATAGTCCACGATGCGGAAGTAGGAGTATAAGTTGACCCCGTAGTCATATTTACAATCTTGGCACTTACTGTAACGGGTTGTCCGGTATCAACCTCTTTGTTGGAAGAAGTTATATAACATACAATTTGAAATTCATCTGCCGTATCAATGATACGTACCCCGGCACGTGCTATCGGTTGTGAAGCACTTGAAGACTGATAAACTTCTGCTATGAATAACTGGGTACCGTCCACATCACCACGGGTAACAGTTACACTTTTCTGTCCGTTCTTATCAGTCCAAGCCGCCGTGTCCTTATACCATTTTATATAGTAATCGGTAATGGCATTGGCACCGGCATACAGCTTGGTAGTCAGAGTACAACTTGTTACTTTGCTTGTTAACTGTTCGGTACTTGCAAGAATAGCAAGATAGTAAGAGCTGGCTCCCATATTCTGAATGGCAATAGGCAGTTCCCCGGTCAAATTATACTCAACACCTGCCGTAGAAGCGACACATGAATAAGTCAATGTATCTCCTGCAATATTCGTTTTGCTTGCCAAGTTTCCGACAATTTTAATGGCACCGGTACTGGTATTCAAAGAGAATTTGCCCGTACTGTCTTTTTTCCAACCTCCACTTTCCGCACCGTTAAAATTTAAAGCCACTCCATTGTAAGCCCAACTATGACCAGACAAACTGACCGCCAACCCACGTGCCGAAGTTACTTTGGGTGTCCGTACCGGCTGATTCGCAGCTATACTCCAATCAGGAGAGACAGCCCCACTTTCTTCATCTACGGCCTGAAACAATGGAATGCCATTATTTTCAAAAGTCAGCATCAGGCTGTCATTGGAACGAAGACGTTTAATCGTGATGCTATTTTGGGCACTATAATTTTCTGCCATATTCCCAACCTCCTTCTGATATAATTTGATTCATGCTTGTATTAGTATAAACGATACCGTCCAACAACAGTATTCTATCTTCCAGTTCTCCATCAAGAGAAGGCAGGCACATTACCTCCTTTTCATTCAAGATGATGGATTCTCCCTTTACCAAGTGCCCCAACAACAGAACCCCGGCATCCAAAGCCTTTTCCTTATTTGCTACAACATACCTCATATCAATTATTTATATATATGTTCCCGTTACTGTCCGTATATTCATTTGTCCCATCAGTCAATACAGAGAAAGCCTTTTTTTGCTCGGCCTTAATGTACACGTCCAACCAATCGTCAAGATAAGTTTCACCAATACCGGTTCCATCCAACATTATCACAGTTTTTTCCCCCTCCTGCCATTGTACCCCGGTCTTATTTGCACTGTCCGTAAACCATACCATGCGGATAATCGGTGCCGGTATCGACACAATTTCTCCATTCCACTGTACCATAGCTATATTCCTATGCAGGATTTCATCAGGATTGATGGAAGCCTGACTTGCCGGTATGCACGTAAATTTTGGATAAACACGATTGACGGAGAATTGCTGTCTTGCAACCTCCTTTCCACCAACCTTCACCAACAGCAAGTAATCCCCCTTCTCGACCAAACGCAAGTCCATTATCAGGCTGGTTAAGGACAAAGCCACTATTTCATGGTTTGCGGTAGTCAGCATTGTTTGACTTGATATGCTGTTCACCTGATAAAGTTCAATTGTATATCCGGTAGTTATTTTATTCACTCCCTTTGTTACCATAAGTGGAATGGTGCGCTCGTATGAATTTTCATCCAAAGCTGCATTCCTATTGGCCGTAGATGCGGAAATCAAATTGTTGGCTACCTTGTAATCATACAACAAAAGCTTGTCAAGAAATGGATTGTACTGGATTATCTGACTATCCCCAATAGACAAACCGTAGGTATCTTCACTCTTATCTACCGTTGTCAACATGATAGAGTCAGTCTTAACGGGAATATTCACCCCAAGCCGGGTATCAGCTATCAGACCTTCAAAATACAACTCAAAACTTTCACCCGGAGCCACATTTCTGCTTATGGTAATGGCACCGCGTGTATCTCCAACCGTATCTATACTGTACTTCCCATTCCATGAACTGATTGCAGAAATATTCTCTCCATTAGCAAACCAGTTCATTTCTGCCAACAAAGAATTAACATAAGGCATATCCCAGCTACCGTCAGCGGCATTCGCTATGACTTCCGGTAAAATCACCAGTGGAGTAACCCCACGGTCAGGATCATATTCATTTGCCACCGGATTATAGACCTGATTGGCCGGACTGTTCGGTGTCATTATCTTCAAGCTTACTGCAATCGTAAGCGGTTGAAACTCTTTTCTGATTCTTTTCTTTTCACTCTCTATCATATCGTCACAATTGCTTCTACTGATGCAGTATCATTTGTTGCCGTTATGGTAAACAAGGTACTTACCACTGTTACTGAATTATTTCCTAAATCACTAATTTCCTTTGTGTTATGTATCGTTATTGAACCGTTGAAATCCTTATGCTTGATATTCCAAGCTTCATCATCGGCGGTATCTCCACTATCCCTTCGGATAGCCCATTGTCTAACTGTGTCTGTAATATCCTCCCAACCTTTAAAGACCTTGCAAGTAATTTCCATTGATTCACCATAAGCAAGAAAATTGTCACCTTGCGTATCAATCTCAATGCGTACCGGTGCATCTATCTGTAACTGTTCGATTGTGCCGGTCATATAAATGTTATTCAGATAAGCAGAATAACCGGTCATATCCAACCCGAAGATGTTGAGATTGCTCAAATCCCCATCCTGCATTGCAACCATACTCTTTGTAAACTCCCAGTCATTTACCCCTACCAAGAAACGGCGGTATGTCCTCGTCTCATAAGCGGAAGTCTGGCGTTCCTTGTTTGTAAAGTTGCCATAAGCGACAAAATGCAAAGCCTCACACGGATGGAAAGAATATTGCCAACGATCAGAAACACCACGAAGCACATAGCGAAACCTTTTGTTTGTTCCGGCATCCAATATTTCTGTAATACGAAAATAGATTGTACAGAAACCGGCAAACATACGGTTGCCACGGCTATCATCTATATCAGATACCGCATTATTCCCCGGCGTTTCATAGTCATGGAAATACCCCATGCAAATATCATCCACAGCCACAGCACCTATTTCACCGTCTTGTAATTTCAAACTTATTGTCCCGGAACGTAGCAAGTTACCATCAGCATCATAATCAGGCTCAACACTCTCTATAATTCCAGCACCGGGAGAACGCCATTTGTCACCAAGCACAATTTCAGCACGGTTAAAACGCAATTCCGGCACCTCTAAAAACCTGCGTAACGTGAGGCTTTCCATATACCCACGTCCCATGCTGTCTATTTTCGCCCCAAAGCCGGTCAAACCCTCTGCAAAACCGCTTGCACCAAAAATAGCACCGGCTAAGAAGCTGATAAGCCCAGCTGCCGTATCATTATGGGTACGTGAAAGAAAAAGCTGATTACCCAGTGAACGGATGATAGACTGTATCTGTTGGGTATTCAAGCCACCGGTTCCCTGCCCACCACCTGCAATAGAATCTATCTGATTTTGGATTTTTTCAAGCGATCCAACAGCTTTTTCCTCCCGAAGTGTCATAGTGTACTTCGGTATCATATCTTCTCCCTCTTTAATAATAAGGGTATCAATAATGATGCTACCTTCAATACCAAGATCACTATCAGTGAATAGCATTAAGTCCCCTTCTTTCAAAGTATCATGTATGCTTGCTTCCCCCCTTGCAACAGCTTCATCATGTTGGCGTGCCATGAATATATCATCCACCTTCGGCTCATACGAATAGCGCACATAGTCATTCTTTTCAAGGTATTTTTTCGCGGTAACAAGTAACCGTTGTGAAGCTGCCTGAATATAAACGTCCGGCATATCAATATAAAGCAGGACAAACTTGTCACCGGACTTTATATTGTAATCCTTGTATGGGAAATATAATTTCAGACTTTCATCATATACACGGTTACAAGTCAGCACATATTTATTGCCCTTCTTCTCACATTTGGTTATTTCAAAATCCCGGCCACCACACATGCCGTTTTTCATGCTAATAGTGGCTGTTTCAGAAGTCAGGTAATCGTTTATATTGAAACCAACATCTTTTAGAGTTATTGTAAAAGGTGGAACATCTTCACCTTCTTTCAGGTTATCCATTGTACCATCATCCGTCAGTTGTTCTGCATCAGCCACCTCGTCAAGACTACCATTATCCCCGGCATCCAACGATACATAAATACCAGCATCTTTCAACTGTTCGGCGGTCATACCTTCCATTGAAGGACATATTTCCTCCAAATCACCGGTACCGTCAAAATAAACACTTCCTTCCCGAATGCCAAGTGCAGCAATATTCTTGCTGTCAATATATGGATCAAGTGTTGTCTTAGGAAAATCAGGTAACATCAGATTTTCCACGGCCATGTTATTCGGCAAATAATTGGTAAGGGAACTATTTGAGAGCTTATTATAATACCGGTTAGGCATATTTCTTGTACTACCGTATGCACGCAACCGGGTAATAATCTGTTGATCCGCATCGGCTGTACGTTGAATTTCGTACAGACCATTTCCACGCCCATACTTGAAAATATTGCCCACAGCAATACCGGCAGTACCGATTGTTATTGTCCGTCCACGAATAACGAAGTTCGCACCAAATTTTGAATTAAACAATTCCAACGCACCCCATACCTTTATATTGTTCACATCAATGTTTACGTTGGTAGTGCTCACATATTCAGGGTGTACAACAACCGTCCATTTTTGTGCTCCAATATATATACGGTCAAGATTTACTTGAACACGGTCTGCCAAATCTTGTATAGACGAAGCGAAAAAACTGAACTTTGGCAAAGAAGTGAAGTGTATCTGATTATCACTTTTCACATAATCAAGAAAATCACATCGCGTCAATTCATCTCCCGGCCAGTTGAACTTTACGTTATCATAGACAAACGCTTCTCCCGAAGTTTTTCTTGCCGCCTTTTTTAATGCCGTAGGATCATAGTTTATCTCAAACTTCTCGCCACGGTACATAACATAGTCACCTATCTCAAAAGGAATGGGCACGGCACTTTTCAGAGTGCTTGTCACAAAACATGCACCCATCCATGTACCATTATACTCCAAACTTTTCAGCGTACAACGTACCGTATTGCCAGTTTTATCATAAACTTTCCATGCCATACAGCTATACTTTTTCAACCAATGCAACTATCTTTGTCGGTTCTGCAACACTATACGAGGGGATTATTTGAGTTCGAGGATCAGTCACTCTGAACTTTATCGGGAAGGTCAAGACTTCATCCATATTGGACTTGTTAAATTCAAAATCTCCAACCTCCAGCAAGTAAAGTCCTTGCCGCCCGATACCTGTGTGCGAGTTATATATTTTCAAGGTGGCACCGTCACCATTCTCCCCCGTTAGATAGTTTTGAAAGGCCATGATTTTATCGTATGCAGTACCTAAATCCCCTTTATAGCACATTTCGGCCTCCAAGTCGTATGCTTTTAATGGTAGCTTATCGGGTATGTAAGTATCTTCACCGTCTTCTTCCGGCCAATCCCGTTTTGGTAAGTCTTTCGTTTCCCCACCCGGTTTGAACGGAAATTCAGTGCACACAATCCCAAAATGCGCCAAGCTGTCTTTGACCGGAGCATTCTCGGTAGTTTTCTGTATCAAAATAGAATACGGTTCGTTCAT